AAGCAACTGACGAAACAACAGACTCACCGAAAGCACCAGCATCAGAAGTTGCCTTAACCCATACCTTTGTGCCAGAAGAGATTGGAGTCTCACCTGTTGCAGCGGTACGAGCGGTTGCGGTGATTGTAGGAGCAGCAAGTGCGCCTGAGAAGTTTGAGTCAGTTCCACGACCCATGAGGAGCATACGCTCTTCCATCAACATTGTTGCATAAAGAACAGATGTTGACGACAACTGGCGAAGGTCTTGGAATCCGACACCAGAGAACTGTGCATCGAATGAAACGCTATCGCTGAGTGAGTATGAAAAGTAAGGGAAGATTGCATCTTCTGCTGAGTACGAAATCTTTGGGCCACGCTCGTAAGCGATTGAACCGAATGAAGTCGTTGTTGTTTCTGTGATTCCTGGCCAGATATTTCCTTGACCGCCCGTGCCTGTACCGGTGTAACCAGTCAAACGCTTGATGCGGTGTGAAGTACCGACACCCTTCTTGCGAGGCAACTTGTTGCGAAGAGGTGTTGGGCGAGGTGTGAGCAACTTTGCAGGTGCTTCGAGGTCGAAGGCTGCAAAAGATGTTGACAATGGAGATGTGAGGCTGATGTCCTTAACGATGTCAGCGTTCATCTGGGTCTGAGCAGACAAAGCATTGTTCAATGCTGATACTGCATCAGGAGAAAGTGACTTGTTTGCGACAAGTGCTTGCATTTGTGCTACTGGGTCTGCTGCTGGAGCAAGACCGGGTGTTGTAGAAGCGTTAGCGAAAGACTTGTTGAGTTCTCCAATGAATTGCTCATGGAGTTCAGCAGCCTTAACTGGCTTCACATCACCAAAAAGGTCTGTGACCTTTGGGGCTTCAAGTGACATTGATTATTCCTTATCAGAGTTGTCTTGTGCAGACTTCTTCAAGATGAGCGATGCCATCTCTCGGAATCCTTCAGCAAGAACAGGGTCAGTTGTCCGAGCGGCTTTTGCCTGATACTCGGCGGCTTTGGCGATGATTGCATCGTCATTGTTTGTACCTTGTTGTACGGCAGTTCGCTTTGGCCCCTGCGCTGGCAGAGACTTAACGATAGCCAACTCTTGTTCAAGTGCTAATGACTTCTGCTCTGCTGCCTCAGTTGCAGACTTGAGCAGGTCAATCTCAGCCTTGACCGAATCCGTGGCGTTCTTGACAGCCTTTTCAATAATGATATTTAGCACATCATCACTAACAAGGGTTTTCTCCGTAGATTCAGATTCAACTGCATCTTCGGAAACTTCGGCTTCAGCAGCAACTTCGGCTACTGGTTCAACAACTTCTTCAGTTGTCTCGTCTGCATCGGCAGACTTCATTTCGGCGGTAGTAACATCATCGCGCCCATGAGCATCGTCTGGGATGTGGCAACCGCACTCAAGGCACTTCTCAGAAGCAGACTTCTCTGCGGCGTGAGACTTGCACATCTTGGCATCGCAACCACCATCGGCAGCGCACTTCATGCAGCCATCGCACTTGCAACCCATGGTTGAGTCTGGCTCTGGGTCTTTGTGGGCTGACATTTCGATATCAGACATAGAGGTTTCTCCTTCTTGGATTTCTCCCTGATACCAAGCGATGAGATGGTTAGCAACCTCAACAAGTTGATTTAGGGAATTGGTTTCATCATCGCCTTCAGCCATTTCGTTAGCCTCAACAATGATGAGTTGAGCAACGGCGCGGCGAGCGGCATCAAATGTTGCTTGGTCAAACTTTACGGTGTCGGCATCTAGGGCTTTGACCGCATTAACAAGGTCGTCTGCTTTCTTCACATTCCACTCCTCGGGTAATTGGTCAATCGCATTGAGTGCGCGAGCGCGGCGAATGATGTGCTTCTTTACTGCGGCAGGATTCTTGGCGCGACCAAATGCTTGAATCGCGTTCTTAAGGTCGCTGACATTGGCGATTGGGTATGAGCCATCCGGCATTGCCTGACCTTGTTCTGCCAAGCGTGAACGCTCTTCATCAGAGACTTCGCGCTTAAACACTTCGCTAGGAAGAGGCGCATTGAACTCATGCAATTCCTCAACCTGAACAAGTGTGCTTTCGCCTTCGACTGACTTAGCCATAATCAACTTAGCGTTTGGATTGGCAGGTCGGTCAACAAGTGAAACTTCGATAATCTGACCGTCAACGATACGACCGCCGGCAGCCTTGTTGTCGCGGATAACGCGAGGTGCTTTGATTCCTATTGAGAATCCCTTAAGAACGCCTGTTTTAACTTTCTTAACGCTAACAGGGTCAACGACAAGAGCAGAAATATAGTGACCATCCGCTTTGGCTTCATATTCTTTTGCTACTCCTGCCGCGATAGATGAATGTTGTTCACGAATGTTGCCACCTGATTGAAACCATTGTGGCATGGCGGTCTTGAGCCACGCTTCATCGCAAATCTGTTGGTCAAGGTCAATCGAATCATCGGTTGCCTTGCCATAAACGGTCATTGTGCCGTCTGGGTTTTCGTCTGCCTTGATAATCCGGGCGTAAGCGTTAGCGAAATCCATAGTTAGTTTCCAAACCAAAGAATTGATACTGAGGGAGTACCAGAAGCGGCTACTGCGTAGATTGAATCTCCACCATCTACCTGCAAAGAGACATTGGTTGACTTAGGGATGCGAAAACCCTGAGTTGTTCCAGTAGCAGTCACGGTCTTTGCGCCGATGAATACATCGTTGCTTGAGTCATTGTTGCTGATGTAAACATTGACCTTACCTGCTGACGATGGAACAGTTACTAGGGGCTTGGCAGTTGTTCCCGTGGTAACGGTGATGTGGTTTAGAGCCATTTATTTCTCCTTGGGGTTTTCTGGGTAACGCTCTTGGTATAAATGTCCTGCTTCTTCATTACCGTTTAACCAACGGCTCAACAATTCTGCCCTAGGCATATTGTCGTAATCATCAGGGTCAAGAACTGTATCTATGCTTTCCATTCGTCAAATATCCCTGCGCCTTCTGCTTGTCGGTATTCTTCTGCGGAAAGATTCCAGCCATAGCGGTCTGCGTAAGCCTTAACTATCGGGCTTTCCCTGTCGCCATTCATCCATTCAGAAAATATCTCCGCGTAGGCTTCTTTAGGGTTTTTGTTTCCGTAGCGAGAAAGCAAGTTGCCAAATTTGCGTTTTACTGAAGCCGAGAATGTGCCGCGAGCGCTATTACCAAAGGTATCTGCGGTATGACCCATTTCGTGCGCAATGGTGTTAAGCATTGGATTGACATTGCTTGAGGATGGCATATGCCAGTTGCCATAATCGTAATTGCCCTTGGCGGCCATACGCACATGACCCGGATTAACCCAAATCTTGTTGCTGCCTATGTATGTGTAGGCATCTGCGCGTGGAACTGATGCGGCTTCGCGGTTGACATAAACGGTGTAACCGCGCTCTTCACCTTTGGCATCTACTCTGCGCCACTCAGGAAGTTTGTCAAAACTTTCCTTGAAAGACGATAAAACATTCTGTATCTCATCTTCAGAAAATTCTTTGAGTGACTTTTCAAAATAAACCGCGTGTTTTCCGAGCAGATAAATGTTGTTTAGGTCTGCTAGGTCTTGAACTGCCTTGATTTGAACATCGTTCATAGGCGGCAAACTTGCAGGGCGAGTATCTGCTATCTGTTGAATAACTTGGTCGGCAGATGTTGCGAGTGTCCATGTTGCAGGTTGCTCGGTTGCCGGTTGTTCAATAACAGGCGCTACTTCAGGTGTTTCATCAACCGTATCTTCGGTAGTTGCATCATCTGGCGTTGCATCGTCAGTTAAATCTTCGCCGCCATCGTCAGTTTGGGCTTCTGCGATAACAGGAAGCAGACCACATCGGCAGTTAGGGTGAACAGGTGGTTCGATATCGCCACTAGGGAACTCTTCGCCATAGGTTACGACTTCACCATCGTTATCGGCGCACTCATCGTCAGGGTCAGCGGCTTCCCACTCAACTTGGTCAATGCCAGAATCTTGATAGCGAGAAACTGCGGCTTGTGTCATGGCGCGGTTTAACTCAGTACGAGCAATCACCATTGCCTTGCTTTCGCCACCGGCTATTTCTTCAAGGTTCGTTGCGATTGTGTCAACCGTAGAGCCATCGCGCAATCCGTTAGCAAGGATTGTGCCGACTTCATTTAACTTGGTTGCCCATAGTTGATTGGAAACAACACCTGCGTTTTCCAGCAATCCTGCAAGAGCGCCTTTAGGAGCGACCATCTGTGCAAGTGCTTCTGAACCCGGTGTCCAACTTGACCAATCATCAGCCTTCTTGATGAGCGAACCAACAAGTTGCTTGGCTGCCTTATCGCCTGTTACCCATCCGTCAGCGTATGTG